CCCAATCGGTAGCGTAAGACGATACATTAGAAGTCGTCACGTACCTTAAACTTCAACTTGTCGTACACAGTCTGCTTACCAGTCGGAGATACTACTTCTACCTCACCCTCATAAGTACCGGATTCGACCTCTAGTGTAGTGGGACCCCAGTTCATTACACACTGACCTAAGTAACTGGCTTGGTCATGGATAATGCATTCCAGTGTACTGAAGGCTTCGTCACCGAGGGCTCGGAACTTAAAAAATACGTTAGAGCCGGTCAGATCGACTGGCTTCCACGAGGTAGGGTCCTCTTCGTTTAACCGCTTACCTTCAGCGGCTTCTGTAGAATCCCGTATAGTAAATTCTAATGATGGCTTGCTATCGCCGGCCACCAATTTGATCGTTTCGTAATAAGCCATATTTTACTCCTCTGGAGGTTGTTCTCAGCATTGGCTATGCATGTAAATCTTATACGGATTGTATCGCTGCGTTAGGGTCGATCATCTTATCTGCTTGGAACTTCAAACCTAGGGTCGTAACGAAGGTCTCATAGTGCTTAAGAGCGCGTTCCGCATTACCTGCGAAATCTGCGTCTTTGCTATACGCTCTGTAGAGGATATAATCTAAGATACCGTTTCCGTAAATGTCATCTAAGGTGATCGTCTCGCTTGTTAACGCGGTAGCATCAGTTTTATAAACGACATCATCCGGAGCTGAAGAATAAATCAACTCTATGCGCCCTGCATTAACCGTAGTGACGTCCTCGTCCAAACCTGTCTCAGCGTTCACCACCGTTGTCGTCGTGTCTGCGGATTGAGGAGGATAGACATAGAAATGTTTAGGGTCACGTAAATCAAACATGAAATGTTCGACACTCGATTTAGCCCCTACTGTATGCCAGTTAGGTTGTTGCGCATCTAACACGTTCCGATCGATAACTCGGATCGCATCGCCATCGGTGTTTCGAACCACGTCCATTACCCGTATACCGCCGTCAGGGAGTGATTGCTTAGTCCCCGCTTGTAATTGGAGCTCTTCGTTCTTTACACTAGCGTCGGGACGTATTAGAACAATCTCACGTTGCGCATCATTCAACCAGCCTAACAGTTCGGATTCTAACCACCTTACCTGGGTTGTGTCATGCAGGATAATGCCTGCGCGAGTTACTATACTTTCAGCTTTCATTCATCACCATACTGGGGTTATAACTGGGTTACTTGAGTCCATACTCATATATTCTTTGCGGCCTTGGGCTTCGGCTTCCGCGATAGCCTTGCTGTACAACTGGAAGTGGTATGCCGCTAGCTCTGGGTTAGCCCAACTAGTGCTAGGTTGTAAAAACAGTATGTGTTTTACCTTACATACTATCGTCTCGTACCACTTATTAAACAGCGCGTCGTCTATCTCCTCGGAATCGTATTGAGGCATTACTGACGCTATAATTTCGATCCCTTTAGAGACCTTGAATTCTGGAGCTTCTAACAGCTCTACGGTGTTCGGGTAATCAGTCGTGTGGCTGAATCTATACCCTGAAGCTGAACCACCCCACGATTCTGAGAACGGGTTGTGATACTGCATCTCACCTGCCGATCGTAGGTAGCAGCCTTCAGCTTTAACGCTGAGGATCTTACATACATCCGCTTTGTCAGGGACTTGAACTTCGTACTTTTCTTTCCCTACTATTAATGACGCTGTGGAGGTGACCCTCCACGCATCTGTTCGTCTACAAAAATCCCTAGTCGCGTCTACTACAGCCCGATCAATAACGAGCGTCGGACAACCGAGAACTTCCGGTGCTATGAATTTATGAAACGACTCTATTTTCATACTAGCCTACTATGCTAAACGGGTACGACTGTACCTCATTAACGGGTGTCGAATGATTAGACGGGTCGTATCCAACCTCGTATCTAACTGCATCCTTCAACGCCGCGGCTACGCCTGGAGGAACTTCTATTTCCTCTCCACGCTTTAGTAGCCATACCTTACCGTTCACGCCGATTGAAACAGTATCCTGACCTTGGTCATTCGCTGTCTTGTGTATGAGCACGCGGACGGTTTCTTTTCGTGTTACTTCTCTTACTGGGTCTTCCTTGACTGATACTGCTTTTGACTTAGTAGCCATCTTATTTCCTCATCCTGAGTAAAAAGAGAGGGCCCCCAGAGGGGACCCCCATTTCCTTATAGTTCGCTTACGCCAACTTCAAATCGAGACATCCACGTTTCATTTAGAATCGTTGCCGCGAAATAAGCTTTCCAACCTACGAAACCGATCTGACCTAGAGGGTCTGATTTAGACGGTACGCCTGGGTTTAGTACAGTTGGTGTGATAGCTTTAGCGCCTTTCAATGGTACTAAGCCGTACGCATGTTTAGCGATAATCACTACTGGGTAAACGTCAACACCTGGGCCTGCAGCTAGTGCTGGCTCTAGAGTTACGTCGTTCGCTTCCTGAACTGCGAAATCACCAGAAGATACGATAGTAGCTTCTTTATTACGAGCGCCTGCTCCCATGAAAGGAGTTAACAGAGGGCTCATGATGAAACGAACGTTCTCGAACGTTCCGATCTCTTCAGGACACAATGGTTTGCGTGAACCGTAATCAGCCAAGTGAGTAAAACCAGGCAATTCACGGATATCATTCTCACAGTCAGTGTGACAGAAAGCTACGTAACCGCCCTCTACTGATTGAGTTCCGTAATTAACAGAGCTACTCATGATTTGAGTGATAGGCTTAGCACGAGCCGCTTTAAGTGAACGAGTCACTGAACGGATTTGCTTAACGCTGATCTTGCCTTCAACTTGTGAGCGGAAGTCAACTTTAGCGTTTGATGCGCCTGCACGTAGTACGTTAGTACCACCGCGTAATACGCCCCATGTAAGCATCTCGATAGTCTCAGCAGCTTGCTCGCCAGACAACATCGATGCGTCAGATAGGACAGGATCTTCTGCTAGATCTTGTACTACGTCTGTAATCTTAGTCAATCCACCGTACTGGTTTAATTTAACCCATACGTCTTCGTACTGCATTTGTTGCTCAGCTGGAGTAACACCCTCAGTGATACTTGCTACAACAGAAGTTGGATTACCCTCAGAGTCTTTTACGTACTGAACGCCGAACGGCTTAGGTCTACGAAAAGCAATCGTATCCGAAGTGTTCTTAGGTAAAGGTTTAGACTGAGCAAATTTGGATAGAACCAGGATTGGTTCTGCGTGCTCAAGCATTTGTTTTGCAGCATAAGCGGCTGTACGCTGGGAGATGCTCCCATAGTTATTTAACGGAGTACCGAGAGCTGAATCTCCGGTAGCCGCACTTGTTCTAAAAGTAGCCATTAGCTTCCTCAACATTAAAAGATAAACGAATAAACGAAGTTCTTCTAAAGAGGGGCTGTGGTATTAGAGGCTGGTGCGTCTTGACAGTATCCGTCTTACTATACTTCCTTGTCCCTGAGATAGCGGACCCAACCGCAGTAAAGGGGTCGGGTCATATCCTACAATTCAACTAGTCCTGATCTGCGTAATAGGCGAATGCCGATTCGAAATCATCCGGCGGACCAGATGGTTTAGAACGCCCCCGTTTAGGGACTGCAACGTTGGATTTCAACGTGTTTTCACGCGAAGATCGGATCTCTTCGACTTGCTCAGACTTATCTGCATTATAACATTTTAAGAGGTAAATGTAATCCTCTGATTCGTACGACTTCCGCAGATCCTGTACCTTCAGAGGCTGTTTATCCACCCACGCACCGAAGTCTTCACCGTGCACGGTTTCTTGCCAATCAGGGTAGGCTCGAGCAACTATGCCGAGCTGATTATCGACGTACCGGTCTTCCTCCATCTGCCGTAGAGGTTTTAAGCGCTCCTCAACCATGGCGTCGATCTTAGACTCCATCGTTTTGAACCGCTCATCGGTCCCGCTGGCTATGTCAGGATATTCTTCCTTGAGATTAGACCACAACTCGCCAGCATCCGAAGCGACGCCTTCTTCCAGAGGTTGTACTTGGGGTAGTTCAGCGTCAGCCAGCTTTCTAGAAAGAGCAGATACTCGACCATTCCCTGATGCCACGGAGTGTTCGAGTTCTTTAATCTTGGCTTGGGCTTCTTCATATTCCTTCTTATAAGATTCAGGGAT